CTTATAACCCCGGCAATACATCTGGAACAATTGGTCATGGCCTTGGTGTAGCGCCGCAATTTATTATCGTTCGTAGTAGAACCAATTCTGGTGGCGACCCGTGGGGCGTTTATCATGTAAGTCTAGGTAACACAAAATACTTACGACTTAATACAACAAATGCAGAAGCAACGCTCTCTACTGTTTGGAACGATACTTCACCGACAGATACGGTAGTTAGCATCGGAACTTCAGACATTGTAAGTAGCGCAGACACCAGTTTTATTATGTACTGCTTCGCACCCGTGGCTGGCTATTCAGCCTTTGGCTCATACACAGGAAACGGGTCTACTGATGGGCCTTTTGTGTACACGGGGTTTAGGCCAGCGTGGGTAATGTTCAAAATCACAAGCGGCGCTGACTCTTGGATGATTTATGACGCTGCTCGTAATACATACAATGTGGTGAATAATCAATTGTATCCAAATACTAGCGGAGCAGAATATGCTGCCACTTCAGCATTTTATGTTGATTTTCTTTCTAATGGATTCAAAATCAGAGCAACTTCTGGATTGTTAAACGGAAACGGATCAACCTACATCTACGCCGCATTTGCCGAAAACCCCTTTAAGTACTCCCTCGCACGATAGGAAAATAACATGGCTTACTTATACAACGGACAACCCGTAAACATTAGAGTAGAGTTCTTCCGCACAGACGGAGTGCGCTACAACAACCTATTAGATGCCGCTATCAGGACTAAGGTGGGTATTGTGGAGAACGGTGAACCAGACCCATTTGAGCCTACTGCACCTGATTATGACCAGAGATTCTACTGGGGGCAGAATAACCCAAAACTTCTTAATGACCGTGAGGAAGTAGACCAAGACGGTAACCCGATGTGGGTGCAGACCTATGACCCTGTTACCGAGGCAATGGTCAATACCGATAAGCGTCTGGTAACCAAAGGACTGAAGAGCCAATGGATTGCTCAAGTCAAAGACACAGCAGGTAAATTACTTGCACAGACCGATTGGATGGTCATTCGCAAAGCAGAGCGCGGGGTGGCAATACCGACAGCTATAGCCACTAAACGTGCTGCAATTGTCGATGAGTGTGATCGGTTGGAAACCGCAATTGCCGCATGTGCAAATGTAGAGGCTTTAATTGCTGTGGTTATGGATCAGCGTTGGCCTAGAGAGGAAATCTAATGGGAATCCAAGCCTTTACCAAACTTGGCAACACGGTAGTTTTTACTGCCGCTACAACGGCTCCAGCAGCCGTACAAGCCGTTTCTACGACGCTTGGTGGCAACCAGTATCGGATTGTCAATCCCGGCTCTGTGACCGTATTTTTGGGCTATGGATCGACTGCCGCTGAAGCCAATATCAACGCTACGGTAGTGACATCTAGCGGCGCTGCACTACCGCTTTTACCGGGAACGGACGAAATTCTCAGTTTTGTGCCAAACGCCTACTTTACGGGGATCACGGTAAGCGGCAGTGCTAATGTCTACGTGACCCCCGGAGATGGCCTCTAGGAGAGCATCATGCTAAAAGTAGTATCGTCGATTGGAGGTGGTGGTGGAGTAGGTGCGGTCACGTATAAAGGTACGTGGAACGCAAGCGCAAACTCGCCTTTTTTGGCTTCCGGCGTTGGAACGCAAGGCGATTACTACGTAGTCAACATCGCTGGTAGCACCAATCTTGATGGCATCACCGATTGGCAGATTGGCGATTGGGCTATTTTTAATGGCACAGTTTGGCAAAAGGTTGACAATACCGACGCTGTAAGCAGTGTTAATGGTCAGGTCGGCACAGTGGTGCTTACCGCTGCAAACGTAAACGCCGTAGCAGATACGGCAACAATTACCGCTGGCACTGGTCTAACTGGTGGCGGCACACTAGCATCAAACACCACGATTACGCTTGCTAATACGGCTGTAGCGGCTGGCACTTATGGTGGCAATACCAACGTAGCCGTAATCACTGTGGACGCTCAGGGAAGGCTTACAAACGCTTCTAACGTAGCCATTGCTTTTCCATCTTCGCTAGGTAACATTTCCGTTGATTCTATAGACTTCAATACAGCGGCAAACATTACCGTAACAGAGTCATTGCTCACGTGGGATTCCGGCAAGGGAACACTGGTTTTTGGCTTGGATGGTGGATTGCCTTTAAGTATTGGCACGGAAAATTTAGTACGTGTTTACAACAATACTGGCACAGCAATCACAAAAGGGCAGGTAGTTTCTATTACTGGCGGTCAAGGCCAGACTCCTACGGTTGGTTTGTCTGACGCAACTTCTGAAGCGCTTTCCCGCGATACTCTTGGTATAGCGCAAGAGGCTATACCTGATGCTGATACTGGTTTCGTCTGCACATTTGGAATCATTACCAGCATTAACACATACGGTACAACTGCTGGCGATCCTATTTACCTATCAAATGTGGCTGGTCAGTTTAGTTCAACACAACCACAAGCGCCAGATAACATTGTGTCACTTGGCTGGATTGTGCGCGTTTCAAATACTCCGTCTAGCACCGATGGGCAGATATTTGTAACTATCAATAATGGTTGGGAATTGGACGAATTACATAACGTCCGTATTACTAGCGCTTCTAACAATCAAGTATTGGTCTACAGCACGCCTAGCAATCTTTGGGTCAATACTTCAAACGTCAATTTAGGCAATATCACTGGCGCTAACGTGACAGTGACCGCTAACTTATATGCTAATTTAGCAACTAGCAATAGTGCTGCTATGCCCGATCCTAGCCTGCCATTGAACCCGGAAGGCTATTTGACTGTCATTATCAACGGTTCAGCAAAGAAAATTCCTTATTACGGTGTGTAATGGCTACTCATTCAGAAATCGTGGAAACCAAACTTTCCTCCCATGAGCTTATTTGTGCGGAGCGTTATCGCGGTATAAACGCCCGTCTAAAGCGTATTGAGGTCATTGGCATCAGCGCCACCGCCGCATTGATCTCGGCTATGGCTTGGGTGATTAACCTGCTGATCGGCCTAGTAGCGAAGCTGTGAACTTTGAGGCGCTAGCGCAAGTACGATTTGGCGACCCTGACGGGCTAAAAGAATTCTTGTTTGAAAACGGCATCCAGCACCAAGCCTTTGCCGAGCGCCTAATTGACCTTGGCTTTACGGTTCCGCGCTACCCGCTAATTGACGCTGACGTAGAAGACCTTGATGACTGGTTACAAATTCACCAGATTGAGCATCAGGCGTTTGCTACGATCCTAGACCTTGACAACCCGTTTAATCTACTTGACACGGATTGGAACCAAGAAGATGATTTTTACGATTGGATCAATACACACCTGTTGATCCATGAGCAGATAGCACGTGTTTTAGGTGTGACATAAGGGGCTAAATATGGACTTTTTGCAACTGGTGCATGAGATTGGCAAGGTCGCCAAACCGATGCACCAAGATACGCTTGAGCATCCCGACTGGGATACACCGTTTAACGAGCTAGGCTACGACAGCCTAGACTTGCTTCTGGTGGGTTTGTACATCTGTGACGTATACGGCATACCAGAAGAGGTCGGCAAGACCATGCAGGTCAAAAATTGCACCGATCTGAAGGCTTTTGTAGACCAGCACAAGACGATTGAGCCTGAGAGCCTAGAAGCTGCCTTGGCAAAGGTGGTTTGAATGTATCTCAATGACTACGCAACGGCCTGTACAACCCAAATAACGGCCTTTGAGGACATTTTATTCCCTCAAAACTGTCATTTTTTCCCTGTTACATACGCCAAAAAAGACTCTGGGCTGGTCTATGCGCCACATCGGCTTGCCGAGATGGTTCTTACCCCCCAGAAAATTTCAAGGATTAGGGAAAACCCTAAGAAAAAGCAAGCCTTTATTCTTGCAGGAGGCAATCAACACTTTGCTGGCATCAATCCGCGAAAGATTAAGGATAATAGCCTGTCCTATGTGTATAAGTTTCTACCGTTTACGCTTACTCAGGTGTATGCAGGGCGTGTTGCTCAAAGCATGGGCATATCTGACTTGATCCAGACCGATGCTTCTGCCTGCGCCTCTAGCCTCAAGGTCATGTTTGATGTGCAGACCCTAATGAAGTACCACGGCTTTGACCGGGTGGTGGTTTTAGGGGTAGAAGACGCTGTATCTAATTCTGTGCTGGAGTTTTTTGGCGAGGCAAAGGCTGTTTTAAGCCTAGAAGAAGAGAAAAACGGGGTGCTGCCAAGCGCTTTTGACAGTAAAAACTACGGTTTTCGGGTCGGACAGGGTGTCGTCTTGGCTGTCTTTGAGTCAGAACCCCAAGAAAATACAATTGCTGCATTGCGTCATAGCTGGAACGCTTCAGAAGTCAGCACCAACGCCATAGGGCAGAACGCCGCAGGGCAGGGCTTTGCCAAGGCTATTGCTGGCTGCGTGGATCAAGGGCTAAACACTGAGGCGATCACGGTGGTCAAGACCCATGGCACGGGAACCAAAAGCAATAACGAGGCCGAAAAGGCTGCTTTGGCTGGCCTAAACAACCACTTTGTCGCCACTAGCTACAAGGCCCGAATAGGGCATACGATGGGTGCGTCAGGCTTGCTAGAAACCCTATTACTGTTGGAAAATATGCGGAATGGGTTTGTGCCTGAAATACCCAACAGGACAGAAGATGACAAGGTGTACTTGTCTGCCCCTGTCCCGGCACCCAAGGGGCTAGTTTTAAGTTTAGCGGCAGGCATGGGTAACATCTATTCAGCAGCCGTGTTTGAGCCTATGGGGGCATGATGGCACGTTTAGTAGACAGCCAGCAGCAGGAACTAACAGTCGAGGAAATACTCGACATTGCCAATTGGTCATCTGCTGAACCAATTGAGACTCCAAGATTTATCGCCATAATAAATACGGAGTTGCAGATGCCGAACACGCTGTTCATTCGGCAGGGCAATACGCTATTTATTATACACAAGGCCGAACCCGGAGTCGGCTTCTTCCGTGCGCTAAACGCTGACACGGCTAGAAACTACCTTGCCAACAGTGTCGAATTCATCAAAGCCTGTCACAAGATGGGGTTTGACACCATGGCTACACAATTTAGTGATCCGTCACTGCTAACCATTTTCCGGTTTATTTCGGAAAACCCGCCCTTGCCAAACATGGGTTACAAGGTGCAAAAGACTGAGGATGGGGGCTTTTACGTTGCCGTCAACACTGGGCGCGTGAAAGGAGGCAAATAATGGCTGCTGTAGTCAATGCTGTTGTTGACGTTGTAGAGGACGTTGCTGAGTTTGTAGGCGATGCAGTTGAAGATGTGGTTGATGTTGTCGAGACAACCGTACAGGCTGTCGTTGAAAACCCAGAAATCCTGATTATTGCTGTCGCTGCACCACAGCTATTGCCCACAATTGGGATTACTGGTGCGGCTATTGCGCCGGTTACTGCTAGCTTGATTAGTGCTAGTCAGGGTGGCGACCTAGAAGATATTGGTAAAGCTGCCTTGACTGCTTACATTGTGCCGCAAGTTGCCCGTGGCGCAGCCGGTGCTGCCGCCAGTGCTGGTCTGCAAAACAATTTGGCTAATGCCGTAGGTGGTGCCGCAGGTGGTGCTACCGCAGCCGTGATACAAGGCGGTGATGTTGGCAAAGCTGCTCTGGCTAGCGCAATCTCATCCGGCGCTGGTGCAGAAATAAAAGAAAGATTGACTGGTCTTGGTGCTGCTGAAGATCAAACTGCAATTGGTGCTGATCGAGGAATTTCACCCGCCACTGCCGAAACAATAGGCCGGGTGGCTGGAGCAACGCTTGGTGGTGCTGCTACCGGCAACGCTGAAGCCGCAGCTACTAGCGCACTTTTAGGTGAGCTTAATAGAGAACTACGCCGTCTGAACGAAAAAGAAGTAGATATTGGTTTTGGGCCGGGTAAGTTTACCCAAGACCTGACAGAAGCAGACGTAACTGGCATGTCCGATGAGGACTTTGATCGCATGATGAGTGCGATTGAAAGTGACTTGAGCGAGGCAGAGCGCGAGGAAATCCAAGCCTTTGGCCCGCAAGACTATAGCCTGACTGCTGGCTCTACCCGCCGTGAGGCAGAGGGCATGGGTGGCGCACAAGGTCTGCGTGGCAGACTTGGTGACATACGTGAACGCGAAGATGGCACGGTAGACTTTGAACGCATCTTTGAAGGTGAGTTTGGAGGTGAAGGGCTGCGTGTTCCGCGAGTACCCGGTTTAGAAGACATGGGTGGTGGCACCGGCCTGACCGTACCGAAAGAAGGTGGCACGGTTACCGAGCGTGGCTTTGTACCTGAAGACGAAATCCTGCGCCAAATCCAAGAAGAGTTGTATCCAACACCGTCATTCGGTGGTGGCGAGGGTGAGGCTGAGGTTACCCGTCAACCGCTTGATACTGGAACCCTACAAGTTATGGGTAGTGGTACTACGCGAGGTGTAGATTTTGCCCGTGGCGAAACACCCGGAATCTCTCCGCGTGTCACTGGTGAAGCTGCTGCTGGCATCCTTGGCGAGAAAGAACCGTTATTTGGTGGTGATGAAGATAAACAACGTGCGGTATGGAACCGTCGTTCACTGCGCCTAAGACGCGCGTTAGGATTCTAATATGCCCGGAATTAAGCCTGTAGTTGGCATGGAAGGTATGGGTGGTGCCCGTGAGTTAGCAGAAATGCTGCGTCAGTTAGGGCGTGGCAGGGACACCGTACTGGCCCACATCACACCAGAAGAAGCCCAAATGCTGATGGATATGGGCGGCTCTGGCACAACCAACCCTGCTACTGGACTGCCTGAGTTTTTAGATATTTATGGCGGTGACGATACAGGGCAATTTCAATTTGACGAATCTACGATTCCAACGGTGGATACCACTTTTGATCTCGGTCAGGCCGTAGGTCAACAACAGGCCGCAGATACATTTTTTCAGCAGCCACAATACGGCGCTATGTCAGATATGGCAGTGCAAGAACCTTTCATGCCAAGTCGTGATGTTGAAGCACAGATGGGTGGCTTCTATGGTGGCGTTCCGTCACAGTCAGAATTAGCCAGAGCGCGTTTTGCACAAGAGCAAATGAATCAGCCTGCACCAACCGGGCTGGCCCGTGGCGCTCAGGCTGTAGAAAACACTGCACAACAGTTTCGTGATCTGGCTAGGCAATACCCAACGGTAGCCAAAATGCTATCGACTGGCGCTACTACGCTTCCTACGCTTATTAACGCTGTTCGTGCCCGCCGAGAAACCGAACAGGCTGCTCAACGGCTTAGACAATTAGGCGCACCCCTAAGAGAACAAGGTGAGGCTTTGCGTCAACAAGCTCTCGCTGGTCAGTTAAGCCCACAAGAAGCTGCTGCACAAGAGGCTGCAAGGGCTAGATTGCGTCAGGGTGCGGCTACCCGTGGAACCACTACTGGAACACAGGCTGCAATGATTGAGAATCAGCTAGGCCGACAGCGGGCACAGTTAAGCGAAACAAAACTAACTAATGCGGTCAAGTTACTCAATCTTGGAAATGCTTATGACGAAGAGGCAATCCGGCTTGCATTGTCTGGAAACCAAAGAGTTAGAAATGCAGTGGCTAACATTTTTGCAAACCTTGGTCAACAAACCGCTAGCACGGCATCGCCACAGCAAGAGCAGCCAGTAGCGCAATCTGACCAAAGAATTACCCGCAGACCTGATACCCGGCAAGGATAAGGACTATGAACGAAACCTTAACGTCCACAATCAATAAGCCGATGACCGATCCTTTTGCATCGGTCAGATCAGCATTTACCCCGGCGTCAGCAGAGCAGCGGGCAGAATCAGCACGAAAGGCTGTCCCCGGTTTATTTGAGGGGCAGCGGGTATCTGCCGCCAAAGAAGCAACGCTTCAGTCCGAAGCGCAAGCACAGCAAGAGGCAAAACAGATTGCAGCAGAAGAAGGCTTTTTGGCTGAAAAAGAAGGCGCATACAAGTATGAAAAGGAGTCAATGGCTCCGCGCCCTGAACCGCAGATCACCAAATTTGATCCTGCTGCTGCGGCAGAGCTTGCTGTAACGACTGCATTGCTTGGCTCAATTACCGGCATGGTGGGCGGTGAGTTAGCTCTTGGCGCTATGGAAGGATTTACCCGTGGTCACAAACAAGGCCGTGAAGACCTCTATAAGTCTGAGGTAGCCAAGTTTGAGCGTGATGTTGCTGCTTGGAAAGACCGCAACAAAATGATCCAAGACGAGGTAAAAAACATCGTTGATTTGGCTGCTACGCGCCGTGATGTGGCTAAAGTTAAAGCCAAACAATTGTCTGGTCAATTAAGAGATGGGTTACTAAAAGCCAAACTTGACATTGAAGATTACACTGGAGCATTAAAACTCATTGAGCCAATACAAAAACTAGAGGGTGACTTAATCAAGCAGGCTGCAAAGGCAACAGGCCGTCAGGCAGGGCAGCGTGAACAAATGTTTGCCACCCGTGTTTTTGGAAACATCGTCAACGCTGCACAAGACTTGGGCAACCTGATGATTTCTCCATCGGTTGCACAGTCGCCTGTTTTTGCTGGTTTAATCAACGTAGACCCAGAAACAGTCTTTGGAAGCCTGCGATCACTGGTTGCAAGAAATATAACCAACGCAGAAGAAAGAGCGTTTGACCAAGTAGCCAATAGCCTTTCTGCCGCACTTGCTCGGATTGAAGCTCAGGGGTTGGCTTCCGGCTCAACCCAGAAAAACATTGCTGCATTTGACGCACTGCGACCAAGAGCAGGTGATAACGCTATTAACATGGCGCTATACCTAGCCCGTGTTAAACAAGAGATTGAGGCTGGCGTTACGGTCTTCAAAACCATGTCTGGCGCTACACCAGAACAAATTGCTTTGGCTGACCAAATTAACTCACGGATCAATCAGATTGTACCGTTCTCTGTAGATACAGTATTCCAAGTAATGAATCGTGGTGGCAAGACTTTAGATAACAAAATGCAGCAGTTGTTAAAACTTCCTAATACTGCAAGGCTTATCAATCCTAATCCGACTGACCTAATGAACTTGTCAAATAGGCCGCAGACAGGCGCACCCATTCCTGCTGCACCTGCTGCCGGTCAGCCTCCAGCAGCACCAAAAACAGCAACAATGGGCAATGTACGTGCCACAGCAACAAATAGACGGATTTCTGTAGATGAAGCTAAACAGCTATACATAGACCAAGGCTACACAATTAAGGAGTAAGAAATGGACGAAGACTTGCTTGGTCAAGATGAAGACCTGTTAAAAGACTTACCGCAAGATTCTGCTGCCGAAAAGATAGTACGGGGCACGACTAGAACCCTTTTGCCTTTTGCCGAACCCAAAAACGTACAGCGTTTTGCAAAAGAAGCGGTGACCAAGCCAAGTGACTTGTTCGATCTGCCGGTTTTGGCTAGAGGCGCTAGGTTATCTGGTGAGCGTATGGCTACTGCCGTAGGGCAAATGATTCCGTCAACACGGGAAGCTGCCACCAAACGCGCTCAAGAAATTGAACAAGAATTAGAAGAAAGCGGCCCAAAACGGGCAGCAGCTACCATGACCGACATTTTTGGTCTTGGCAAGGTTCTAAGTCCATTATCCAAATTTGTGCAGTCTACTAGCGCAGCAGGCCGTATGGCCCGTGCTGGCGGTGTTGGAGCCGGAGCAACCGTTGCTACAACCCCGGTATTGGAAAACGCTGAAGAAAACTTTATTGGCGAAAAGCTCAAACAAGCCACATTGGGTGCCGCCTTTGGTGTTTTACCGCAGGCAGCAATGGAAGGTGCCAAAAAGTTTCTCTTTCCGGGTTCCCGCTACCAAGTCAACCCTGAGACTGGCAGGTTAATTGATGAAGCCATGAAACGTGGCTACACCATCCCAATCTCTGAAATGACAGAAAATGCCGCGATCCGCACTCTTGACCGGCTATTTGATAGTCCCCTTGTGCAACGCAACGCACCACTGTTTGCAAAGAGAATCAATCAAATTATGGGCAGCGCCGATGACACTATTGGCCCTGCATCAATGGCAAAAATTGACAGTACCCTGACAAACACAATCCAAAGTCTTACAAAGAATCAAAAGGTAGACTTGAGTAAGTTAAGTGGCCCTGCTCAGACTTTGATTGACAGGACACTAAAGGGTATTCCTGACGTTGAGCCGGGCAGACTCCAGTCAATCCTTACATCCTTGCAAAAGTCAGTGCAGGGTGGCAAAACAACAATTGATGGCACGGTCTGGCACGACACCAGAATGTTGCTCAATAAAGAGTATGCCCGCCTGCTAAATGCTGGTAGTCCTGATGCACAGACCATGCGTGGATTGATAAACGAATGGGATAATGCTGCTTTCAATTCTGCTACTAGCCCGCAATGGAAAGATCGGTTTATCGACTGGAAGAGCAAATACACGACATTTGCTGACGTAAGAGAAGCAGCCCTTAAAAACGAAACGGCACGGCAAAACTTCTTAAAAGGCGTCCTTGACCCAACCGACTTGATGAACACAATTGCTCAGAAGCGTCCTACCGAGTTTGTGCAGCGCACCTATGCACCGCCTAGCGCTGCGCCCGGAGTCAAGGGTGGAAGAGAGCAGACCACTGAGGCGGCTGTTGCCGGTGGTTTGAATGTTTTTGGGAGGGCAGAAGGCCCGACAGCCGTGGCTCCATACTACCGTGCGCCCACCGCACCTAGAGTGCTGGCTACCCTATTAGGTGCCAAAGGATTGCAAGCTGGTTTATACACTCCTGCTGGTCAGAGATTGATTCTAGAGGGTATGACACCACAGCAGATGCAACAGTTTTATGGTTTAACAACCCCGTATTCCGTTGATTTAGCAAGGGCACTTGGTCAGTAAAGGAGACAAACATGCCATTGATGAAAGGCAGCAGCCAGAAGACCATCTCCAAGAACATTGGCGAGATGGTGCGTAAATTCAAAGACACCGGCAAGATTGGCACTAGCCGTCCCGGTGGCAAACGTGCGGCTATGAAGCAGGCCGCAGCAATCGCTTATTCAACCGCCCGTAGGAGCAAACGCAAATGAAATCGTATGACATGATGACACCAGAAGAGAAGCGTGACGCTGATCGTCGTACCCGTATGGGCGGTGAGAATGAGGCCCGTGGCTCTGAAGACGCAATGAAAGGCCGTGGTTTGAAACCCATGATGCCTAAGCGCGATAAGCGTAGCTCACGGAAGATGGAACGGTGAGCAAGAAAACCAAGGGGCTGAACCCTGAACTTGAGGAAGCGGTGAATACGTTACTCAGACAGGTTATGAATGACAGCACTGCAAGTCTGACTGACAAGACTAAAGTGCTTGACCGCGCATTGAAACTGGAACAGATCAAACAAAAGATTTCAGACGATGAGTGGGGAAAGGGTTTTTATAACGAAGATGAAGGAGAATAGCAATGTCGGAAGGTATGGTTTTAAAGATCGTCAGGGTGGCGATGGAAGTCCTGTCTATGCGGTTGTTGACCATCTTATCTATGGCGATGAGTTTTGCACTGGCAATTTGGACGATGTTAGAGCCTTCTTGGGAGCGTATGGCGATGGCTGCGTTTTTTGCCGTGTGCGTCTATTTACCCTGCATTAACATAGAAAGAGGAAAAAAGAATGATGAAAGTAAAGATTAGTAAGACTGCCGTTTATATGAACGGCAACGGTAACGGCAATGGCGAGTACAAAAAAGGGCCAGCAGGGGAAGCCTATCGCCCCGCCGTAATCACTGACGCTTGTGGTCATGCACAGCCTACCCGCCGCAACCCAATGGGTTTTGTAGGAATTTGGGATTACTCTGGCTCTGGCAACACCAAGCGCTCACCAACATCTAAGCCGGGTAACGCTAAATAAGGATCAATCATGGCGAATAACATAGCCTTCCAAGCGACAGGAAACACTTTTGTAGTGGTAACCACCACAGCGAGTACGGCAGTAAACAAGGAGGTCACAGGTACGTCGCCATCAAACCAGTACAAGATCACTTCTGCTAGCACCGTAGCGTTTGTCCGTATCTCGGAATCAAATGCCAATGCAGTGCTGCCCTCTTCCACCACCAGTCAACCGGGGCTTTGGCTGTCAAACGGGGAAAGCGTAGTCGTTACTGCTCAACAGACCAGCGTTGACAAGACTGTCTATGTCTCGGTAATTTCCCCAACAGCTAATGCTGCGGTCTACATTACTCCTGGCGAAGGGATGTCTTGATGGATCAGCCAATTGAAACCGCCAAGGAAGTAGCTGGTAAGTCGATAGGCCGGTTTGGCCTTTTCTACATCACGCTGATCGTATTGATTGGCGTAGGTTCCAGTTACTTTTTGTCCGAAGCTGCAATAACAGCCGTAATGACCATGATAGGTGGCGCACTGGTTGCGCTAATTAACATGATGAACGGAATTGCTGGCACCGCAGTCAAAGAAGAAAAGCCTGAGTACAAGGTGATTTCTGACCTGATCGCTAGGTTAGATCAGAAGGAACCACCCATGCGTGTAGACGTTGTGGATGGCAAGGTAACGGTAGCCAAAGGCCATGACACAGTTACCATGAAGGAAGGAAAATGATTCCCTTAGCTGCGCTTTTCGATGTAGGAATGAAGGTTCTGGACAAGGTGATTCCAGACCCGGAGGCCCGTGCTAAGGCGCAGGCTGAACTTGTCAAAGTGCAGCAAGAGGGTAGATTGGCTGAGTTGCAGGCAGATAACATAGAGCAGCAAGAACTCACTAAGCGGCAGGAAGCTGACATGAAGTCAGACTCTTGGCTATCAAAGAACATTCGGCCTATGACCCTCATCTTCATACTAGGCGCTTATTTCACCTTTGCAATGATGAGCGCATTTGGATCAAACGCAAATGAGAAGTATGTAGAACTGCTGGCCCAGTGGGGCATGCTGGTGATGTCGTTTTATTTTGGTGGTCGGACGTTGGAAAAGATTATGGATATGAAAGCAAAAAGTGCAATTAAGTCCTAACTTTACATTAGAGGAATTAACATCCTCGGAAACGGCAGATCGACATGGAATTGATAACACGCCTACGCCAGAAATTATCGAAAACCTTAAACGCCTTGCTGCATCTCTTCAAGAAGTAAGGACATTACTTGGCAACAAATCAATCATCGTTTCAAGCGGCTATCGCAGTCCTGCGGTCAATGAGAAACTTGGCAGCAAACCGACTTCTGACCATTGCAAGGGACTGGCGGCGGATTTCATTTGCCCGGCTTTTGGTTCCCCCGACGAGATTGTTCGGGCAATCATGGCTTCTCCAATACCGTATAAGCAGATCATTAGAGAGTTTGATCGCTGGGTACATTTTGCGGTATCAGCGCCGGGAGAGGAACCGCGCCGCCAAGCGCTTATCATAGATAAACAAGGAACCCGGAACTATGCCTAAAAAGGGTGTCAGCCTATCTATTGGACGCGGGGAGAAGCTCCCGGTGAGCAAAGGTGCTGGCTTGACTGCCAAGGGCAGAGCCAAGTACAACAGGGCTACTGGCAGCAAGTTAAGGGCACCGGCACCCAATCCTAAGACCAAGGCTGACAAGGGCCGCAAGGCGTCTTTCTGTGCTCGCATGCGGGGTGTTGTTCGTAACGCCAAAGGCCCTGCTACACGGGCCAAGGCATCACTTAGAAGGTGGAATTGCCGATGAAAAAGGGTCTTTACTACAACATCAACAAACGCCGCAAAGAAGGCAAGCCGCCAAAAAAACCGGGTCAGAAAGGCTATCCGACCCGTGAAGCCTTCATCCGATCAGCCAAGACCGCAAAGCGTAGCGGTAGCCGATAGTCTCCTTCAGGGCGCATTTCCTTCCGCGCCTTGCTTGAACGCCCCCGGTTCGCCGGGGGTCTTTTTTAATCACCACAATAACAAGCAATAGATTCTTCTTCAGTAGCAAACATATCGCCTTGCGTCTGGGCAAAATTCATCATCCGTGCATAACTTGGACGATCCTTCCTGAATCTTGCTCCGTCACCTTGAAACTGACCTGAAGATTGAATTTTAGTTTCCATCTTTGCCCACCAAATAGCCCTATCAGGTTTTTCTTGGATAAGACTTAAAGTCTGTGGATAACCCTTTAAAAAACAAAGATCACAGTTTCCATGAAATGTCTTGCCATTGATATTAGGTAACTCAAGATCAAATGGTTGTGCTTTCCAGAAGGCTCCTACGTCCTTGGCGGTCACCCCATCCACAAATAGTGGAACCCTAGATTTATCTACTTTGGCGGCTCTGCGAGGTTCATCGGCCCTGATGCCAATCCAGTCTGAATTTTCATCATGCTCCCACCCTAAATCTTTTAGGTAACGGTTTAGGGTTCTAATCTTTAATTCAGCCGTACAGAATCTAGTTACAGGGTTTGGCAAGTACTTCTTATACTCAATGAGCATTTCAAATGGCTCACCGTTTCTACTTGCCGTATCAAAGTCTACGACTTTATAACGCTTTTCTCCATTCTGGTACTCAAGCCAAACGATAGGCACATTCCAATTTTCTTGGCAGGCTTTAACAAACCGCAAAGTAGCTTCGTCTTCTTTCCCAGTATTAGCAAAACAAACTATGCCTTCTGACGGCAAACCGTTATTGCTTTGTAACACCCGCCATAACATATACCCAGAGGTGCGCCCACCAGAAAAACTGATAACAGTAGGTTCGGTTATCTTGAATGGATCAGTCATATCTTGTCTACAGCGTCGCAGATCACGCCTGCGATCAGTGCTCGTTCCTCTGCACTGCCATCAATCATCTTGCAGATCACGCGATTATCCTCAGAGATGATTTCAATACTGCCGTCCCTACGCGACATAACCACCCAAGGCAGGCTGCACATGTCCCTAACCCACTGCGGCTCAGTGCCCTTAGTTTCATGCCACTCCTGACCGCCGTCGTCTTCACGTTCTGGTGATGTACTCATTTGGTTTTGCCTTATCTGTTTCGATCAATTGCCCGGTGAAATTGTAAGACCCAAAGTGCCCTATCTTGCACCAAGGCGCTCCCCATACCTTACCGCCTAGCTTTCGCCATTCATGGCAAAAATGGTAATCTTCACTTAGAAGCCTGCCGCTTTCAGGGTCTATGCTTTCCGTAAAAAATCTGTAGACAGGTTTTCCACCCGGCATGTGGCTCATGTCGTTTTTGAACTGCGGGGTGACTTCCTTCATCTTTTCAAAGACTTCCCGCTTAATCAGCATAATCCCGGTGCCACCAGCGGCTATCTCAAAGGGTTGATTCTGTGGCACTGACACGGTGTTAGACCCCGGCAAAAGGTTGACCACAAACGAGCCAGTGAACTTGCTCAAGTCCTGTTCACCACGGTTTGCTGCCAGCCTGACTGTCTCCCAGTTAATCTCTTTCTTTGGGCACATCCCCACAATAATGTCTTTGTCGCTATGCAGCATGTAGTAGATGTCCTGACCGCGCCACTGTTGGTCAGCATCAATGAACAACAAGTGCGTGTTGTCAGTCTCTAAGAATTGGCTGACAAGGTTGTTCCTAGCCCGTGTAATCAGGCTTTCGTTAAACATGAAAGCGCAAGACAGCCGGATGTTTTGAGCTGACAGTAGTCCCGACATTTCGATCAATGACTGTACAAACACCCCGGTGCAATGCCCACCATACATCGGTGTGGCTAGAAATATCTTGGCCTTGAAATCGTCTTTCTTTTCCTCTTCCATGCTCTCTCCAATCAGTGAGGGGTGCCAGAACCGCTGCCCCTCGGCAACGTCCTAATCACCGTCATTTGCTGACGGATGCACCTCTGGCTGTGCGGGGGTTAATTCGTTCCCCAGTAACTTCATAAAGTCTGCCCATCGCATCATGGCTAATGTCTTCTCGCCATCGGCCCGCATGAGAACAATAGGCGTTTGCTCCTTGGAACACGCTTGCTCTGCCTGCTCCATGAATTTGTAGACGGCGATTTCCCTTCTGCGCTTACACTCAATCACGTAATTGCCTACGATCAAATCGCCTTCCCCGGACACCTGATACTGCGTCAGATTCCTTCGGGTCTTAACGCCAAGCGTTTCGGCAAGATCATTCACAATCTCTCGCTCAAACCCTGCACCACGCTGGCGTTGAAGTTTACCCATTAGAAGCAGTTGGTTGTGCAGTTGCCACCATAGCAGCATGTCGTACACATCACCATCCGACCATCAGGAGTTGTGATTGTATGTGTGCGGCAGTTAGCATAGACGGCTGTTGCAAACGTCAGGCCAAGCAAACCTACGATAATTTTCTTCATGGTTTCCCCTAGTTTAGAAAGGCACATCGTCATCACCATCCAGCGACTTGCTCGGTGCTGGCTGGACATTCTGCTTGTAGTTGCCATCAGGTTTCCAGTTGTCTTCCTTCAAGCTGATTAGTGGGCCACGCGCAGATTGTTTAGTCCATGCGGCAATCTTCAAAGTCTCGCCTGCCACATAGTCACGTTCTAGTTTTAACTCACCTTTCCAATCAGGGCCACTACCAGTCTCGCCCTTCTTGTGATTGGTGAACAATACCCCGGTTCCTGCTTGTCTTTCTTGTGGTTGATACGCCATGTTACTTTCCTTTCGCCAAATGGTAGCGGGCAAAATTCTTCCCGCCTTGTTTTACATCTTCCGTAATAATGATATGCCCCTGCTTCTTTAGGTCATCCACCCGTGCTGCCAGCCTAGCGCAGCCAAACAAACGCAGAGCATCCAAGTGCGTGATTGCATTACCAGCTTGCAAGTGCATTAGGATCATTTCGTTCTGCGTAAGTTTGCCTGTGTTTCCTATGACTGGCTGTTCTACTTTTTTGCCTGTGCTTCCTGATTGATCGTAAAGCGGGCACCGCCAATGCCAGTGGTCAATACGGTATACAGACCTTCATTTGTATCCCTGACCTTGGAAAAGAAGCCGCGATTTACACGCTCAAACTCGCCAATCTTAAAGAGCTTTTCATCGCCTTTGGACTTCTTGCTCTGCATGATTTTGTCCATTAGCGTTAAGAAAGCATCCACCCATCCATCAGCATCCTGATGGTAGCTGTAAGGATCATCGCTGCCCGGAACAAACAAAGGCCAGTCCCCTGCTGGTTCATCAGTAATGACCGGCATGGTAGGGATCGGCTCAGGTTCAGGCATTACGAGACTTTCCTTAACGGCTGTAGGGATTGACTCGACCTCTGTTTCGTCAAGCATCCCCAATCCGCAATGAGCCAGCACCGATCTGCGTATTGCTTTGGTAGTTGCTTTGAGAACTCCGTTAGCCAAAGCATCGCCTCTGAGTCCGGCAATGCTGACGGCACCTTGATTTTCGCTAACTCGACCATCAGCCCCGGTAACTCTGACGCTGACAATGTAAATATCATCGACGCGTTCCTTACCCGTAATTTGAGTTGACAGTCTGTGGATGTTGCAGAGTTGTTGTGTGGCTCCTGCGTTGGCATATAGCACCTGCTTCCCAGATAGGTTCAGCAGGTCAAACGGTTTGGCACTAGGGTCTAGGCCAATCTGCTTGCAGCGGTAGTTGTAGTACTGCACCTTCTGAACTTGGTTTAGCCCCGACAAGTCCCCTTTGGTTACGATTGATTCAATGATCGCTGGATCAATAGTAGCGACCTCACCCTTTGGCATACTGATTACGTTACTCATATTTAGCCCCTCATTTGATTAAGAATCTACGACTACCCGCCTGCTCTATTACAAACTTCTCATAAGTCTCTGGAAGCGCCTGCTTTAACAGATCAGCACTAAAGCGTTTGCTAGGCTTTGCGGTCTTCCATGTGGCTAGAATCTCGCCACTGAAAGATTTAAGCGTAGCCTTCTGCGCCATGGCACCTTGGATCATTTGCTTTAGCCCTTCCTCGGCCTCTTCGTATTCTTTGAGCTTTGCCTTGATCGCGGCTAACTGTTGGCAGGCAGTCTCCAATGCAGCATTAGCCACCATCTCTGACCCATCATCGACCTTATACATGTCGCCTACGGCATCAGCCATGGTCTGTGGGTTAAAACTGCGGGTCTGTATCTGCGCCCAGAATTCAGCCATGGTGCGGATATGCGCCTCGGCCTCTAGCTGTGTAAAGTTTTGCGGGAAGTGGCAAAGCTCCTGCCCACCAAACAAGACAACAAGGATGATGTTTTCCACGCCCTCATGCACTATCTGCTCATGCAGACATTGGGCACGGTAGCGCGGGCTTACCAATTCCTCGCCATCCTCGCCATACTTTTTGCGCTGGTGAACGCCAAGATTCTTGACTTCAAATAGCGTCTTGCCATCGGCAGAAATGTAGTCAAAATGACTTGCTAGCCAGTTGTGCTTAGGGTGCATCAGGGTGTAGTCAGCATCCTTAAACTCCCACCCCCATCTGCCTGCTGCTGCCCGCATGATGGGTTCCTGCATTACTAAACCCATCTGCACTGCCTCATTGTCTGAGAGGTCAGGCTTTGGTTTCTGCCCAGTCTTTTGCAGGTAGACTTCCCCTGCCTGTCCTTCTGCGATCATGCCTGCATCTGATGACCAGATGTGTTGATCGCGTATTGCTACGTCGTGTTCGCTCAGTGCCATATCAGCCCCCTACTTTGCTTTGCTCTTCGCATGTCTTTTCTTCAATCCACTTTGCCAAGTAAAGAGCATCTGTGTTTAGCCGGTCTAATAAAAATTTAGCTTCGTCGAGCGTGTCAAATGAGTAGTCGTATAGCTCTACGAAATCGTATATAAGATCGCTCAACGATACGCACAAGTAGCCGCAGCTATCGTATTCAAACCCTTTTTCTTCGGATGTAATGCCAGCAAAATACTCCGGCACTTTGATTGTCAGTTCGACATCCTTCGGCGGTAAGTCGGTATTTGTGAAGTCGTGTGTGACTGTGATTTCTGCCGAAAATACTGGATCGTTGTCACTATCCTTCGGCATTTCAAAGTTTTCTGAGTCGCTTAGTTCAACCATATCAGCCCCCTTATAAGATTAGCGAATTTACAGATTACCAAGAAAATATCGTTTGTGCAACAGTGGTCTATTAAGTTTAAGCCAGTCTTCTGCCTCCATCATGTTTTTACTGTCGGCACCCAAACCACGGCCTATGGTGCTAGACCCCACATGATGTACATAGGCACGGGAGAGCCAGTGGCTATAGCCTTCATCAGTCATATCGGCACAGGCCACGTTATCTGAGAAAAAGTTAGTCGGCGAGAAGCCGGGCCATCCGTCCCGGTCTACGCTAGCGAACAAGGGAGCAGTCCATTCCACCTTAGCAATCTGCTCTTCGCTTGCCCAACGCATACCCGTCCATTGATCCTGCTCCTGCTTATGCCGGATGTTTTGCGGCAGGCTAGCCATGTTGCTACGGGCTGAGACAAACCCCACCTTGTGCCCCTGTTGCTTCAAAATCACCCGGTCATGGCAAAGCAGCCAATAGGTATTAGGATCAAGCACAACGTCATCGTTAGCCAAGATGACAGTCTCATGCCCGTCCATGAACACCTGAGACATGGCGTAGTTAAACGACTCGCCAAAGTTAGGCTTATCGTTCTCACCTAGCCAGTTAATAAACTCACAAGTATGCAGGCCGGGGAAGTCCCCAAAAACGTAGACCTTGGTTTCCCGTGGAACATAGGCTTCAATGCTGGCAAGCAGCACTTGGATGGTCTTGCTACCCTTGGTAGCGATCAGGATAGGTGTCATTCGCCATACCCCACCAAGATTCCTAAAGCCACAACCGCCACCAGAAAAGTCACAAATATCCAAATATCCATCTCTGACCCCTTTCGATTAGGACAATCTCTGCCTTGTCGGCAGTTATGGTTACAGCAGATCAATTTTCACCTTCACCCGCACTGGAACAGCCTTTAGACGCACCCAATACTGATTGTCTTCTAGCCAAGACAGAGCGTGTAAGCGTGTACGAAACAGCGCCGTATGCACTGGTTTGCTAGGGTCAAGGCGCTCAGAAACAAACTTGCCACGATAGGCAATCGCCCAACAGTCTTTCCTCATTTCAGTTTCTCCGCATATTTTTTGTTCTGCTCACCAACCCAAAGGGCTAGGCAGGCCATCTCTAGTTCTTCTGAGACTTGCCGGGTATTGAGCGTCATATCCAGCCTTTGCTGCCTGCCTACATTCAGGCCATAGGCATAGCTTGCAAAGGCACAGAAAGCGGTTACAAGGGCTATGGCAGCTAAGTTTCTCATCTCACCCTCTGCTGGCAGCTATAGGCTTGTGGGCCATCCCTGAAATTACCCATGAACCGGCAGTCCTCGGTGATGTACTTGATCGCTAACTGGTAGCCGAATGTGAATGAGACTAGGGCAATCAAGATGCAGCCAAAGGATGTAGCCCAAGAGCGCTTTAGCCACTCCCAAATGCGCTTTACATCTAGCAGGTCTTTCATTCATACACCCGATCAACAATGCGCTGAATCATGGAGCAGTGGTGCCTGAGTTCAGTAGCAGTGGCATCAATGTCCGACCAGACTGGCTTATAGGTCTGACGCACTAGCTTATTGAGTTCTGTGACCAGCTTATTGATTTCGACAACGTGTGTGCCTACGTCCAGTAGGTCTGGATCGCCTCTTTTTTCGTACATATTAGCCCCCGAATGATTAGTTACTGGATTGGATTTCGATGTCTAGCCGTCTTTCTTTGGCACGTTGGATGATGGCACGGATGGCGTTTACATTGGCCTGAGCGCGTTCTAAACGCTCTGTCATACGTGCCTCATAAATGAGCAATTCACGCATTACATCCGTAGATTTTGGTACATCGTATTCGTACTTAACCATGGTAATTCCCCTTTCATTAGGTATGTGTAAACGTCTACACGCTATGAACCGTATACCCATGTTTCATTACTGTCAAGTACCTTGTTGTGCTTTTTTCTATTCTCTTGTTCGGATACAACACGCAGATTAGACGGCACATGTAGGCCAGAAACGGTAGCTCCGCGCAGTGGGTAAATATGATCAACAACAAAGCGAGAGCCGGTGGCGGCAGTCAAATGGACAGCCTGAAGGTAGGTAGCCTTGATCTCCTGCCAGTCTGAATCAGTGAGCCAAGGCGGTACGCAACGGTTAGGAACAGACACGCTTTTAGCCGGAATGGCGGTCTTTTTGTAGGCCGCAGTCTTAGCTTTATGACATGTTTTACAGACCGTGTAGAGGCCGTCTTTAGTCGTAAATTTGGGGTAGAAGTCAGACCTTGATTTTGTCTGCTTGCATGATTTGCACTCTTTCATAGCTTCTCCTTGCCTGTGGATAACATGAGGATAACATTAGGATAACCATTGAACAAGTGCCAGCAGATATGGCGTATATGTCTTATATTACGGGCGTATACTATATGACATATAGTAAGAATATATGAACGCATACTATAGTTCGTCTACTATACGCCCTTACCTAGATTACAAAACCTATAGGCTATAGGTCAGGATTGGGCTGTGGATAACTTGGACTATAGGGCACGTGCCGCCCTCTTGGGGGAGGCGGCGGTGCCTACTGGGACTAGGTGGTCAATGGGTTGTTGGCAGCTTGCCAAGTCAACGGGTCAGCCAGCGGAACCTAGCGCGCGTAGGGATTTATCCAAAGTCCCTCATGTCGTGTCATCCCGTGTGCGCGCGCGTGGGATTTATCGGCAAGCCATTATGTATGAACGGATTGAAAAGGTAGGCGATTGAAAATCGGGCTTCTAATGGCATGAAAAAGCCCGCCTAGGGGGTAACCTAGACGGGCTGTCAGAAAGCCCGCTAAGGGGCTAAAAACGGCCCTAGAATAGGGCAAAGATCACAAAGACGAACCCGTATAAAGCAAACAGACAAAGAATTGCAGAAATCAGGCACAAAAGGGTTTCGTTCATTGATTGACCTCTTCATGTAGTCCGTCCATGTTAGACCCCCTCGGCTAAAACAATGGGCCTCTTTACTAACGACAACCCGATGTCATAGACCATGTCCGAAAAGCCGGATTGATACCCTTTGGCAAAGTGAAACAGGGCTTGCCTTATTTCCTCATCTGACGGCATGGTGAACGATTCCCCGTCATCCAGTCGCCACTCTAGCCCCTCTTTGACATCCTCGACAGCTACACCCTCAAAAATATGAAAGCCTAGCTTGGCGCATATTTTGTCGTGTAAGTCCCATAATTCAGCTTGCGATAAGTTTTCAATGTTCACGGTAAACCCCTTTTAGGAAATGACGCGAAACCCGCGCCCCGTTATCCCCTGCCCCGTAGGGCAAGGGGTAAAAGGTCACGGGCTTAGGCTACTGACTGCAATCTGACGGGGGTTTTCAATTCTTGGGAAAACTTGGGCGCAGGCATAGGGGAAATGTCACCCCGTAACGGCATGACTACGGCTAGAAAATTGTCGCAGCACAGAACCCCCGCATTTGCACCCCTCGGACGGATACCGATTGAAGGGGGAGTTTTACCCGTCATTTCGGCATAGATTGAAAAGCCTTTGATCGCGTCAGATACATAGTCGGGGTTGAAAATGCAGGATTCAGGCGCACCCCCGTCATGCGCTGGAATGATGCGCCGATAGTCGGGAAATTTGCCATCAAGGGCAAATTGGACGATTTCTGATCCGTCAGGCAATCGGGCGCAGATTTTCCCTTGATCGTAGGTCACTAGAATCTTCGGGCATTTGTCAGCTTTGCTAGCCTTTGCCGTCAGGCATTTTTTCACCATGTCGGCGGGCATGATGAAAGTCACGGGTTCAACTACCGGCCCGCTTTCCTCTTGGATCACCATATGTAGGCGATGTCCGTCAGTAGCTATTAGGCGGGTCTCTGCCCCGTTTGCTTCAATGTAGACCCCCTGCAAGTAGTAACGGATGTCTTTTACTGCCATCGCTAACGAAACGGCCCGCAGGTCTTTTTGATTGATGTCAAAGTGCATTTTGAACCCCTTTTAGATTGATTAGGAAATGGCAAGGGCTAACCCATGCCCCGCTAACCCCTCAAGGGAAGGGCTAGCAGGTCAAAGGCTATTCTTCGGTTTCCTCTTCCTCTTCCTCTTGATTGTGTCCGGCGATTTCATGCCAATTCACATCTGACAAAAAGGCGAGCGCATAATCTAAGGCGATTCCTTGCGCCTGATCCTCAATGACGGATTCGACATATTCACGGCAGGACTGCGCGTCCTGGTAGTATTCTGATGCACCATCGTCAAAGAATTCGAGGTTGACCCTCCATGTGGCGTAATTTGTCCAGCCGTTATAGGTTTCTTGCATTTTTAGCCCCCTTGTTTAATTGTGTTTTGCAATAGCGGAAAAGGCGCGCACATAGTCCCGTGCGCCTCTGTATGTGTCGCACATGATCTTGTCGTGTAACTCTGTTCCTAAGTAAACCTTGACTACATAAAACGCGTGATTCTTTTCAAACAGCACGGAATTGCCATTCTTGAATTCTTTAATTTTTGTCCAATAGTCCATGATTAAGCCCCTTATTTAATGTCGCGTGATACATCAATAAACATGTAAACGCTAACGGCACTAGCGACTAAACCTAGTGCCAATTCGATAGCGCTACCCGTGAAAAGAATCCAAATAGTGCAGGCCATGACGCCTAGCATGCAAAGCCCTAGCATTGATGCGAATAAGACAGTGATTTTTTGATGATCCATTTTTAAGCCCCTTTGAGTGATTAGGATTGATACTGCTAATAGATGAAACGGATATAAGTCTATCAGGTTTACGGGTGTAATCCTATATGTATCTATGATATTTTTCTATCGTAGATTCATATATGATAGTTTTCCTATATATAGGTGATACTGTATATATAAGGGTCAGAATCAGGGACGGGGGGGAGTGAAATATATTGGCACCCCGTGCGCCCCGTAATGGTGCATTAATCCATGGCAAGGGGACAAAGGGACGCAGCCCCTTTTCCGTGCGTCATGTTTGCGTCATGTTCGCATCTTGCGTTTTGCTGCATCGCAAATTCATTTCTGTCGCGTAAGTTTTGCCCTTTCGATTGGGTTTGACTTGCTTTTTTTCGCGCCCCATAACCGTCCCCGCCCCAAAGAAATTTGCGCTTTTCCAGATATGCGTTAGTATTCGCCTATATCGTTTAAGGAGGACGTATGGAACAGATGTATGAGATAACAAAAGATGTGCCAATCCCGATGCCAATTAAGAGGCATAACTATCCCTATGAGCAAATGCAGGTCGGTGAGTCGTTCTGGGTTACCGGGGTGAAGATGCAGGCGTTATGTAATGCCAACAGACGGCAAAGTAAGAAGCTAGGACGCACCTTTGTCTGCCGCAGGGAAAACGATGGGGTTAGGGTCTGGAGGACGGCATGAGTGTTACTGAGCAATTAGAACCTACTGCCAAACTGCGTTGGGTCAAGCAAGGCAAAGAGAAGGTCTTGCAGCAGTGGTGGAGTAACGCCATGAACGTCAGGATGGGGCCAACCCAGATGATTAAGGGTGAGTGGCGGGACGTGCCGGTAGAGGAAGTGCAATGACAGCGCCTACCGAGGTAGCCCCGGATCAGGCTAGGCATGACTACATCGCTAGGGTCTATAAGATGAGCCATGCAGAGCTATTTGCCGAACTCATGCGGGTGCATACCGAGGCCAATCGGTTGGCTATAGACCTGCAAGCCCAGATTGATGAGTTAAAGAAAGACAAACCTAATGACTGTGCGGGGGATTGATGTCAATAAAACTGCTGAGGCGTGGTTTAAGCAGGCGCAACATGTAGGCCGGGAGTACTTTATTAGGGCAATGAAGTCGCATAGAGAAGAGATGGCGAATGGTGGCACCTATTCAGGCATACACGCAGAAACTTATAAACTAATGTCTAGACACCCTTGGGGACAGGAGTATTTGAAAATTGAGTCACTTAAATAAAGTCTTGCCTCAGATTGCCCCACACTGCATCGACATGTGGGAACACTTCCCGACGCTTAGGGACTTAGCCTCCCAATGCACCTCTGTGGTTGAGATGGGGGTAAGAGGTGGCTGCTCTGCCTATGCCTTGGCTGCTGGTTTAGAGATCAGCACCGCTAAAGACAGGTGGATGCTCTACCTAGACATCAATGCCTGCCAAAACCCTAAGCTAGAAGAATTGGCTAAGGCTGCTGGAATTAAGATTGAGTTTCAACAGACCGATAGCCGGTATGTAGAACTGCCTGAGTGTAGTCTGCTTTTTATCGACACTCTGCATACCTATGGGCAGCTAAAAACTGAGTTAGACCTTCACCACACCAAAGCCCGTGATTTTATTGTCATGCACGACACCGATGCCCCTTGGGGATATAAGAATGAGGTCGATGACGGTAGTCCTGATCGTGGGCTATGGCCTGCCATAGAAGAATTCTTAGATGAGCATAAGTCAGACTGGTCGCTACTAAAGCGCTACCGTAATTGCCATGGGCTAACCATACTGGCTAGGAAATAATGCACCCCTCAGCCATGCAAAACTGCATTAGGTTTTTTGATACCTATGGCAAACACAAAGAGTCTGGGCTGGTAATTGATATTGGTAGCCAAAACGTCAATGGCAGTCTTAAAGACGCTACCCCTGCCCGCTTTAATTATGTTGGCCTAGACTTCCAAAAAGCTGACGGGGTGGATGTGATCATTACTGACCCGTATAACCTACCCTACGCAGACAAGTCTGTAGACATTGTGCTGTCATCATCCTGCCTTGAACACTCAGAGTTTTTCTGGCTTTCATTTTTAGAGATGGTTAGGGTAGTCAAACCCGATGGTCTAATCTACTTGAACATTCCCTCTGCCGGTCAATACCATCCCTACCCTGTTGACTGCTGGCGTTTTAGGATTGATGCGGCTGTAGCCTTTATGAAGTGGGCGCAGCGGCAGGGCTATAACCCGGCCTTACTGGAAGCCTATACCGATGCTGCACCGCCATGGCATGACTTGGTGTGTATCTATGCGGGTGACATGAAGTTTGTGGAGCATTACCCGGATAGGATTGACCTGCCATGAACTTTGATACCAAGAAGTTTTACCAGTTTTGCCGACATCTAAAGATCGAGTCTAAAGAGCAGGGGATGATTACCCTTGGGCAGACGCTCTTGGGCACCCAGACTTATGTGATTGATGAGGTAGCCAAAGGCTTAGAAGACGATATTCATTTCTTTATTGTCTTAAAGGGCAGGCAGCTTGGTATTACCACTATCAGCCTAGCAATGGATTTGTATTGGCACTTTCTAAACCCCGGCATGCAGGGAACGCTGACCACCGATACGGAGGAAAACCGTGAGCAATTCCGATCTACCCTACAGATGTATATGGACGGATTGCCTAAAGAGTACAAAATCCCTCTCATGTCCCATAACCGGAACCAAATGGTGCTTAAAAACCGATCACGGATGTTCTACCAAGTGGCGGGAACTAGGAGCAAAGGCACCCTTGGTCGAGGCAAAGGTATTACCTTTCTCCATGGCACGGAGACAAGCTCATGGGGTGATGAAGAAGGTTTAGCATCGCTCTTAGCCTCACTGGCTGAAACCAACCCCCTGCGCTACTACATGTTTGAGTCTACCGCCCGTGGGTTCAATATGTTCCATGACATGTGGGTGACAGCCAAACGCGCTAGAAGCCAGAGGGCCATATTCTGTGGCTGGTGGCGCAATCAACTCTATGCTGCTGACGCAAAGTCAGACATCTATAAAGTCTACTGGGACGGCAAACTTTCGGCTGAAGAGAAAGAATGGACACGCGAGATCAAAAAGGTCTACAACTTTGAGATCAATAGCCGCCAGATGGCTTGGTGGCGCTGGAAATTGCATGAGGGCCTCAAAGATGAGGGCCTGATGTATCAGGAGTTTCCTCCGACTGAAGACTATGCCTTTGTAATGACCGGCAGTAGCTTCTTTTCTACTGCCCGATGCACTGACGCTATGAAAGTAGCCAAATCCATAGACGCATCCTATTACCGCTTCTCTATGGGTGCCAACTTCCAAGACACGGAGCTACTAAAGTCCACTGCCAGACTGGCTACCATGACCATTTGGGAAGAACCCGTGCCTACGGCCTACTACGTCATTGGTGCCGACCCTGCTTATGGCTCATCTGACTGGGCTGACCGCTTCTGCGTACAGGTTTACCGCTGTTATGCCGATGGATTGGATCAGGTGGCTGAATTTTGCTCTGCCGAACTTAATACATTCCAGTTTGCGTGGGTCATTTGCTACCTAGCCGGGGCATACCGCAACTCAACTCTAAACCTAGAGGTCAACGGCCCCGGACAGGCAGTCATTAACGAGATGAGAAACCTGAAACGGCAGGCTACCAGCATGGGTGGCTCTGATGGCTACAAACTGCATGACGTTTTGGGCAACATGCAGCACTACCTATGGCGAAGGAATGACAATTTTGGTGGCATATCCAATAGCATTGGTTGGGTAACAACCCATAGCAGCAAAGAACGTATGCTCAATTACTTCAAAGATTACTTTGAGCGAGGCATGCTAAACGTGTATAGCATGGAACTGTTAGATGAGATGAAAGGTATAGTCCGTGACCAAGGAACGATTGCAGCGTATGGCAGGGGCAAAGATGACCGCGTTATTGCTTCAGCGCTGGCCTGTGCAGCCTTTGCCGAACAAGTACAGCCCAGACTCATTGCCGAGAGAATCACTAGGGTCAAAAAAGATGCCCAAGATGCCGCAGGCGCTAACCCAGAAACCATACAACTCCAGCGACAAGTCGGCAGCTACCTCAAGGCACTCGGCTTTTAAGTATGGATACGGTACTGACTAAGGCAGAGATACTGAAGCGCCTAGAGGCCATGCGCTCTAAGCGCAGCCGGGGCTTTACCATGAAGATGTTTGCCGAGTTTGCCTGCATCAACTACCGGCACATGGAGTCCGTTACCCGTAACCAGAGCGACACCTTCACAGAATTGACGCAGCGCAAACTAAGTCGGGCGCTGCTGGCTTTAGAAGCCGGTGAGGCTGGCCCAAGGATCGACATTTTGGGCCGTAAATTCATTGGCTACTCCAAAAATCCCAAACCCGTTTTGCGGCGCTCAGTCGGCCTAGAGAAGACCTCAGACGGTTTTCGGATGAAAGTAGGAATCGTCAATAAGTACGACTTTTCCAAACCAAGACTTGATGACTCAGTGAAAAAAAGGGGCTAATATGGCTGTTATCAACGACTACAAGTGTCCGGCACACGGATACTTTGAAGCACGGGAACCTGTGTGTCCCCATGGATGCACGGATGTACAGGTGGTCTTTTTGCAGCCCGTTGGCACGGTTAGTGACCGCACCAAGGGCAGTGACAAGACCATTAAACAACTTGCACTGGACTTTAAGATGAATGATGTGAAGTCAGTCAAAAAAGGTGAGGCCCAACCGCCGCGCTTTGCCAATCAGCAAAACCCGTTTGCTCCAAGATGGGGTAATCCGGGCGACTTGGGTGGCTTCAATCTACGGTCAGTAGGCGGGGAAAATGTCTCTGGCATCGGTGCAGTTAAAGAAGGATCAAAACTTTCGGGGCCGCGTATCGGTAGTTACATTGCCGACCATCAAAACCTAAAGATTGACAAATGAGAATTCCTACCGAACCGCTTGACCGCGAGATGTTTTACTTAGACATCATGCAAAAGTGCATGGTGTCAGTCGAAATGCGTAAGACCGACTACATGGGTCTGAAGGCTTACTACCAGTTTGGCTCAGGGCCAGAGGAAGCGCCAGCGCAATACAACAAAATCTTCCCGCATATAGACCAGCTATCAGCCTTTATGTATGCGGCTGACTCTACGCGCTTTTCAATCAACATTGGTGCATCGCAACCGATCCACTATCACAAGATGGTGCCGGTGCTGACCAAGGCGCTCTATGACTACTGGCTAAACAGTAATACCGATCAAGTTTTCGGACAGGCGCTTAACTGGTCATTTTGCTATAACAGCACATTTATTAAGCCTGTATGGCGCAACGGCATCCACCCCTACATGGTTGAGCCTAGCGCTATGGGAGTGCTTAGAGAAGACACGCCTTACACCGATAGGCAAGAAGCCATGGTGCAAATCTACTACATGACCCGTAGTGAATTGTTTTCAAGGCTGTGGTCGCATCCTAAGCGCGAAGAATTAATTAGACGGATTACCTTTAGTCAGCAGGAAACCAAAGGTGACGCATCTGGTGTGGATCGTGTCATTACCTCTGCCACTAACCCAACAATTTACGGAAACATTAACCTAAACCTTGCAGGCATTAACCGTTACGTGCCCATGGTGGCTGAAGACACGGTAGAAATGCGCGAGCTTTGGATTTATGACGATGATCTAGGCGATTATGTCTGCGTCACGATTGCTGACCCAGATGTGGTTATCTATGACCGTCCATCGAAGATGATGTTCCTTGAAGGCGAAGTGCCTTTTGTGCAAATCTGCCCCAACCCACAGTATGACTACTACTGGGGACAGTCTGAGGTGCAAAGACTGGTGTTCCTGCAAGACATGAGGAACAAACGCACCACGCAGATCATGCAATTACTGGACAAACAGGTAAGCCCACCCACAGCTTTGATGGGCTTTACAGGTATTTTGGATGAGAAAAACTTTGCCTTGCAACGTGCAGCGGGCCTTCTGGCTACCGATATGCCTAACGCAAAGGTTGAACAATTCACTCCAGACATACCAAACGACATCTTTAGAGAGATTGCTGAGATTGATGCCATGTTTGCGGAGGCTTCCGGTATCGTTTCCGTTCTGCAAGGCCGGGGTGAAAGTGGTGTTCGTAGCGCTGGACATGCCTCGCAACTGGCTCGACTCGGCTCTTCACGGGCTAAAAAGCGGGCATTGGTCGTAGAAAGTGCGCTTGAAAAGCTAGCTACTGTCTATTTGAAGATGATGATGGTGTATGACGATACATCGTATGTAGATGAAGACGGGAAGAAGTTTATAGCAGCGCAGTTTACAGAAGACTTTAACGTCAAAGTAGACGCGCACAGCAATAGCCCAATCTTCATGGAAGACATGCGGGAACTGGCTTTCAGCCTCTTCCAAGCTGGTACGATCAGCAAAGAGCGCTTAATTGAGATGCTTGACCCACCAATGAAGCAACTATTGCTTGAAGACTTGAAAAAGCAGGTTCAGAATGTGCAGACACCGCAAAGCCCTGAGATTCCTCAAGGTCAACCGGCAATTGCACCAGTAGCGGAGGATATGCAATGAGTCAAAACATGCCAGAGGGCAATCTGCGTACCGGCGATCAGCCCCGGATGACAGAAGGTGCCTTGAAAAACGAGCAGCGCGGTGAGGGAAAGATCAGTTATACCCGGCAAGCGCAGCGCACAAACTTCCCCCGTGCTTCCTACGGTACACGATACATGCGTAAATCATAAGTGGGGAAAATGCACTCACCCACTTTTTTTTGGTTGACATGATAGTTTTGGTCAATCGAAAATCCGCACATCATAGGGACAGGTGAGTCTATGGCTGTTTCAAGCAAACAAATGATGGACATGATTAAGCAGGAGCAGGGCGATACCGCCACTGCGCCTACGCCGCCGCCATCAGAGCAGGGGGCACTAACACCTCCGATGCCTTCACCAATGTCTACCCCAGAGCCGCAAGCAGGCATGCAAGAGCAGGCACGATTAAACGTGATGATGGCCTTAGACATGCTGCAAAACGCTTTGCAAACTTTTGGCATGGCCTCCGAAGAAGGTCAGGCACTACAAGATGTGGTTTCCAAGATCACTGCCAAGTTTGGTTCCCGTGAGTCTGAGACTCGCCAGCTAATGCCAGCAGAGATTATGAATTTGGTTCAAACCTTGCCACAGGCGGGTGGTGCTACGCCTGAAGCAAGGGCCGTAGCACAAGCACCAGTACCCGGTACTCAACAACCTGTAATGCCTATTTAGGAGAATTTCCATGGAACTTTTCAAACCGCGTGGTTCGCTGCAACCCCGCCGCCCGACGGACAACACCCAACAAAACGGTCAGATCGTGAATACCCCGCGTATGGCTGAGTTTGGTGGCTTGACCTCACCGAGCAAAATTGGCGCTAAGAACAAGATGACTCTTAGCAAGCCGGGTGATACCAAAAAAGTAATCTAACTGACGAAAGGGGCTAACAAATGTCATTAGAAAATCTATCACCAGAAGCACAACAAGAACTTGCAATCCTTGCAAAAAATCTGTTTGAAGACCCACGTACTCGCAAACCGTTTTTGCATCTGACCAAGCAGGTTCGCCCGGATGTTCCGATTCCAGAAGTGGAAATCGAAGAGCAAACGAATAAGGTTCTATCCGAAGCCAAGGCTGAAGTACAGAGTCTAAAAGACCAGATACGTCAGAAAGAGGCACGGGAAGAGCTTGAGAAACGCCGTCAATCTCTGATTAAAAAGGGCTTGATTGACTCCGAAGACGATATTAAGGAAGTCGAAAAAGTCATGGTTGAGAAGGGAATAGCGAATCACGAAACCGCTGCTGAGTACCATGCGTACATGAAGCAGATGGCAGCACCTACACCATCGCAGTTTCCGCAGCCCGTAATGTCGAAGTTTAATACCAAGGATTTTATGAAAAATCCTGTAGGCGCAGCCCGTGATGCAGCACATGCGGCACTAGCGGAGTTTAGGAAGAATCCCAAGCCAATTGGTTTGTGATTCTGATGGTTTAGGGGCTTTTTTCTAGGAGATCAAAATGCCTATTGGCGGTGGAATTATCCCGGCCTCTGGGAGTCAACAATACACGGAACTGACTTACGTCACGCGCCGTGCGTTTATTCCCAAGATGGTCGTGCAGATTTACAACTCTACGCCCCTCATGGCTGCACTGATCGCCAATAGTCAAACCGCTTCTGGCGGTGTGTCATCGGTGACGGTGCCCGTTCAGGGGTCGCAGTTTGTCAACGCTCAGTGGTCGGATTATTCCGGCTCTTTTGCACAGCCTAGCGTTCAGCAAGGCGCGTACAACGCTGAGTTTAACCTCAAGTTACTGGTGTCTCCCGTACCGTTCCTCGGTATGGAAGGTGCGGTACAGCAAGACTACGCAATCATCCCTCTCATTGAGGCTCGCATGAATGACGCGACCAACGTGATGATGGATGCTATGGCGACATCGCTGTATACCAACACATCGGATACTCAGCAATTCACCGGACTGCCCATCGCTGTTGATTCTGCCGGTACTTACGGTGGCATTGATCGCGGTAGCTACTCTTGGTGGGCTTCCAAAGAGTATGCCGCTGGTTCGGTCAATCCTACCCGCCAGAACGTACTTCAGTACATCTCCGGCACAGTGAAGAACTGCGCTGAAGTGCCCACCTTTGGTGTGTGCGGCTTTGGTACTTGGACTTTGCTTGCTCAAGACTACGTAGGTCAAGAGCAGTACATGATTACTCCGGGTTCCGGTTTTGATGGTGATGCCAATGGCCCGCAGGCTGCTTTCCGCGCCCTGATGGTTGCTGGTGTGCCGATCTATCCCGATCCGTACTGCCCGGAAGGCACTCTCTACCTGCTGAACACTAACTACCTGTCCCTGTATATCCATGAGCAGGCATCGTTTGCGTTCACCGGCTTTGAGTCAACCCTGCCCAACTTCCAGATTGGTTATGTTGGCGCAGTGCTGATGATTGCTGAAATGGTAAGCACCAAGCCTAAGTCGATGACTAAGGTGACTGGCTACAACTCTCTGTCACTGTAAGGGGAAAACCATGTCACTTACCACAAACAAAATCATCCTTGCCGCAGCAGCGTCTAATACCGCTGGTGCATACTTCCAGACCAGCACTGTTACTGCTATTGATTCCGGAAACGGAACCCTAGTGCCCACTGGTATTTACCTCTTGGTGCCATCAGCAAACGTCACCGTGATTGCAAATACTGGCTCGGCTAATAGCACGATCATGGCTGCTAATACTGGTGGTGTTGTTATCTCTGACGGTATTAACGTCTGGGTTAAGAACGCTAGCGGCAATGCAACCGTTACCCTGATCGGCATTAACGACGGTCAGGCTGCTCCCGAAACCTTTGCAGTGTAAGGAGTAGACAATGGACGCAAATCACGTAGGTAGCAACTATCCCAACGAGTTTGGTAATTTCCGACTTGCAAGCCTGCCCGGTCAGTCGCTTGCTACGACAGGGGATACCAACCTTGTTGTGATGGAAGCATCTAAGTACATTGTGCGTCGCATTACGCTTACTAACTTTAGTGGCAATGCAGCGGCGGCAAACGTCGGTGTTTACACGGCTGCAACCCGTGGCGGCACCGCGATTGCTGCTGTCAAGGCATATACCGGCGCTGATTCAACGTCGGCTTATGTTGATATGACTCTTTCGGCTGCTGCAAACGCCAACGTAGTTACAACGCAGGCGCTATTTTTCAACATAGCTAATGCTGCAAGCGTAACTTGTGACGTTAATTTGTATGGGGACATCGTTTCTTTATGACAAAGCCAGTGTATGTCACTAACCGTGGAATGACTTTTACGGCTCGGTACTCAAACCAAGACATTAAGTTTCCAACTAATGAAGAGGTTGAGATTACCGATATAGTGGCAAGACACTTGTTTGGTTATGGAGAAGACGATAAAGAACCGTATTTTGTAAGGCTTGGTTGGATGAAGATGAACACCGATTTTGAGAAGGCCATGAGCCGACTCAGCGAGTTTACATTTTCATCAGAGCCTAACAAGAAAGTCCACTTGTCAGCCCCGGTGGTGGAACGAGTAGCCGCGCCAATGCCCAAAGCCTACAAAGCTGAGAGCAAAGGCGTGGCAAAAGTCCAGCAATTACAGTAATGAGTAAAAATGCCTACTCTGAACGAATACATCACCGATACAAGGCGGTTGCTGCACGACGTTAATGGTAATTTTTGGACTGACGCTGAATTAACTTCATACATTAACGAAGCCCGTGCCAACACTGTCCGAGACAGTGGATGCAGGCGTATCCTGCAAACTCATACGCTAAGTATTGGCGTTGAGACAATAGCATTTTCTGCCCTGCCGCAAGGTAGCAGCACACTTGATGTGCTTAATATCAATTTGTACTGGGGTGATAGCCGCTGGCCCATGTATTACATGGCTTGGACGGACTTCAATGCCCAACTACGGTTTTGGCAGAACTACAATGGGAGGCCCATAGGGTTTTCAATGTATGGCTACAAAACAATCTACATCGGGCCAAAGCCCGACCAAACGTACACTGTGGAATTGGATACTGTCGTTCTTCCGACCCCGCTTGTCACAGGGGCCGATCCAGAAACTCAAATCCCAGACCCGTTCACAGAAGCAGTCCCATATTTCGCAGCGTACAAAGCAAAGTACCAAGAGCAGTCCTACGGTGAAGCGGAAATCTTTAAGCAAGAGTACACGAAAGAAATCCTTGGCTGTCTAAACAGCACCTTCACGCGCCGAATTCCGTCTGTTTATCAGTCGGGGTACTAAATGGCTGCGGTAGAGCAGAAAAAGTCTTATTTCGTAAGCAAAGACTTTCGCGGCATAAACGTCAAAAACAACCGTACTGCCATTGAGCAGGGCGAGTTTGCGTGGTTAGAGAACACGCAGCCAATCGGCTACGGCAACGTCAAGATTGTTAATGCCCCGCAAAACGTAGCCAATGTGGCCTTTGCCAATACTGTAACGTATATGGCATCAGCCAATATCAACAATACTGAGTTTATGTTTGGCTTTGAGGAAAATGGCGCTGCTCAGTATGTTGACCTAACTACCAATACTCTTGGCAACCTCGCTGCTGCCAATACATTTTCCAATGCTGACGTACAGATCGTACAGTGGAAAAATGACCGTATTTTGATTATTGATCCGGCTAGAGGCTACAAAACTTGGGACGGAACAAACCTAAATAGCATTGGATCAATAGGTTCAGTCACTATAAATAACGGTGGCTCAAACTACACAAACGTAGTGGTAACCATTGGTGGCCCCGGAGAGCCGGGAGGTGTCACCGCTACGGCTGAAGCTGTACTGGTCGGCAATGCAATTGCAGACATCATCATTACGGAGGCAGGATATGGCTACACATCTGCACCTACAATCACGATCACAGGTTCTACCGGGTCGGGCGCTAACGTCACTTGCGCTCTTTTTAACCAAAATGGCACTGGTATTGCCACTTTCTCTGGTCGTACTTGGATTGCTGATGGTCGTACAGTTTATTACTCTGCCGCTGACACTTTTAATGACTTTGTGTCGATTTCTTCTGGGTTCATCACACTTACCGACTCAACGCTAAGAACCGACATATCGGCAATTATTTCCGCTAATAACTTTCTTTACGTCTACGGTGAAGACTCTATTAACGTCTTTTCCGATGTACGGATCAATAGCACCACTGGCGAGACAATCTTCACCAATACCAACGTCAGCGCATCCATTGGCTCAAACTTTAAGTACGCCATTTTTCCGTACTTTAGGTCAATGCTGTTTCTTAACCGATACGGCATCTACGCTTTAGTCGGTGCCACGACCAGCAAAATTAGTGACAATATAGATGGCTTAATTACCAACATTGACTTTACTCAGCCGATCACTGGCGGTCAGGTGCTAATCAATAACCTGCTTTGCGCCGCTTGGACGTTTACGTATAACGAGCCAACAAACGGCACCCCAACGCCGCGCAAGATTCAAGCTATCTTTTTTGACCGTAAGTGGTTCATTACCGATCAGGGCAGCACCATTACCCGGACGGCCTCGGCAGTGCAGTCGGGCAATATCCTGATGTTTGGCACAACCGGCACGGATTTAATTAAATTTTATGCCGACTCTACTTCCGGCATTGAATGGGAAATCCAAACTGCCCTATGGCCTATGGGTGACCCAATTCGGGACAAACAAGCCTTAAAGGTCGGCATTGAAGCTACTCTTTCCACTGGTTTTGCTAACTTTGACTGCTACATAGATTCGGAAAACCAGCAGTCCCCACCAATTGATTTTGCCAATTCTATCGACTGGATCAATAACTCCAGTCAGGTAGTGCAGTGGACTAACAACAGCAGCAATTTTATTGGCTGGACATCGAATTTTGTGCAGGGCGGTACAGACTATTATTTATACAGATCAGACGCTAAGATGTACGGTAAATATCTTGGCATTACATTAACTGGTGAGACGGCACCGTTCACCATAAACGGCTTCCAGTTGGAGCATGAATTGAGAGCGAGGTTCTAAATGGCACTTCCGGTAACTATTCCTAATACGTTTGCTAACGCAACAACGTCGATCCCGCTATCTCAATTAGATGGCAATTTCTCTACACTTGCAAACGCTATAAACGGTATAAACAGTGGCGCTGAAACGCTTGTCAATCTAAAGGCAAGCAATGTCACAATTACCGGGGGCACGATTAGCAACGTCACGCTAGATAACGTCACGGTACAGACCGAGACATTTGATAACGTCACCATGTCAAACGTGACGATTACAAGCGGTAATGCCACGCTGACAAATGTCACAGCTACCCAAGCTAACCTAACCACGGCTAATGTAACCAACCTGCAATCCGGTAACGTAGTCATTACTGGCGGCACACTAACTGGAATTACAGCGGCAAACATTGCTGGCGCTAACATTTCTAGTGGCAACGTGACCGTAACCATTGCTTCTCTGGCTAACGGCAATGCTGCCAGCCCGTCACTAAGATTTACGGACGATACTGACACGGGTATCTATAACTCAGGTGCCAATGCCATATCGTTTACTGAGGGCGGCACAGGCTACCGGATTGGCTATCGTAATATCCCTGATGGTGGGCCAAAGAATACGTCTTATACGCTGACCACAGCCGATATTGGCAAATACGTACAGATTACATCAGGCGGGTCGATTACTGTTCCTGATGGCACGTTTTCTAATGGTGATGCTGTGTCACTATTTAATAACACCAATGCTGCTGTAACGGTCAATTGTGCGATTAGCACAGCCTATATTGCAGGTACAGATAGCGATAAGGCTAACGTGTCGCTGGCTACTCGCGGTATTGCCACGATTCTGTTTGCTAATGCTAATGTCTGTGTTATCACAGGGAACGTATCGTAATGTCATCTACACAACAGTTAATACTTGGCGAAGGCGCTGGTGGTGCGCCAGCAGGCTATCAGATCGAGCGCAGTCTGCGGTTCAACTCTGCAAATAGTACTTATCTGGACAGGACTCCTGCGTCTGCTAGTAACCGTAAGACTTGGACTTGGAGTGGTTGGGTTAAGCGGAGTACGCTGGGAAATCAAGTTTTATTAGATGCTGGAACTGCACCTAACACATTTTTTCGTTTTGACACAAATGAAAAACTTGCGTTTGCGGATTACACATCAGGGCCAACATACAACATTGAACTTATAACAACTCAAGTATTCCGTGATTTTGGTGCGTGGGGGCACATAACTCTTGTTGTAGACACAACACAAGCAACTTCGTCTAATCGTGTAAAACTTTATTGGAATGGCTCTCAAATCACCGCATTTACAGTATCAACATATCCGTCTCAAAACTTTGATACAGGCTGGAACGCCGCAACTGCACACAGAATTGGTAGTTATCTAAGTAGCACAAATTTTTTCAACGGCTACCTCACCGAAATCAACTTCATTGACGGTCAAGCCCTAACCCCATCCTCATTCGGTCAGACCAACGCAAGCACAGGCGTATGGGAGCCAATCAAATACACAGGCACATACGGCACTAACGGGTTCTACCTCAAGTTTGCAGACAACTCCAACACAACTTCGACAACACTAGGCAAGGATTCATCCGGCAACGGTAATAACTGGACGCCTAGTGGATTCTCTGTCGCCGCTGGTGTTGGTAATGATAGCCTTGTAGACACGCCTACATCGTATGGTACAGACACAGGTGCTGGTGGTGAGGTGCGGGGGAATTACGCTACATGGAACCCACTTTCAAGAACTGCGTGCACAATAACAAATGGAAATTTACAAGCCGTAGGAGTCGGAGTAAATTACGATAACCTACCTGCTACTATCGCTTTCGATGCTGGTTCTTCTGATGGATTTTATTGGGAGTTTACTTCCATCACTAACGATTCTGACACAATCCTCGGAATATGCGCAATAACTAATAGTGAATTAAATAAAGAAAACGCAACTTCTAATTTTGCAAACTCAGCAGATGGGTATGGTTATAGGGGAGACGGACAAAAAACTAATTCTGGAAGTAACTCTTCTTACGGAAATTCATGGACTAATAATGATGTAATTGGAGTTGCCGTAAAGAGCGGAAAAATATGGTTTAGAAAAAATGGGGCATGGCAAGCAAGCGGAGACCCTGCGGCTGGTACTAATCAAGCGTTTTCAGGTATTTCTGGGCTGGTGTATCCAGTGGCAGGAATTAACGGTACTCAAGGTTTTTATGTCAACTTCGGTCAAAGGGCTTTTAGGGACACCGCCCCATCAGGCTTTAAGGCACTCTGCACACAGAACCTGCCTCCCGTAACCATAGGTGCTACTAGCACGACACAGGCGAATGATTACTTTAACACCGTGCTTTACACAGGCACAGGGTCTAGCCAAAGCATTACAGGCGTAGGATTCCAGCCTGACTTTGTGTGGATTAAAGAACGTAACGGTGCGGCTGACCACGGGTTATACGATGCGGTCAGGGGTGTTCAGAAGCAAATGGAATCAAACACCATTACCGCAGAGAGTACCGAAACCACAGGTCTAACC